CCACTCCTGATAATCCTTGCAGTCTTTGTCTACCAAATTCGATACGCAACTGTGTTCCGTGATAAACCGTCTATGCTTCCCACAAAACCAGAGTGCATCATGATCCTGTTTTTTCTTCGCATTCACACAATCTTTGCAATACTTCAAATTGTCTTTCGAATTGCTCAACTTTATCCTCCTTTACTGTGCAGGCGTGTCCATGATCGTCATAAAACCATAGTCCGCCATTGTTATCTGGCCATACTTTAATCTGTTTCCCCTTGTAACAGTACATTTCTATTTTCTCTCAAAAAACACGTAATCTGTCGGTGTTGCATCCACATTCTTCACGTTGAACATGTACAGGTCGAGCCACTGGAAGCACCCCTTGTCCGTCAGTGCAACATGTCTGTATTTTTTCAACAGTCTGACCTTTTGCTTGCCGGATCCAGAATACAGTCCGCCAACAAAAGCCGCGTCCCTGAAGTCGCTGACCTTCCAGATCGTAACAAGATTACTGAAGTCTTTCTTTTCAGATATCACCCTGTTGAGTTGTTTTGCCATTATGCCGTCACCTCCGCCTTCTTCAGTTCCCGTTCAGACACCCGTTCAACTGTTTTGAAGTTCCGGAAGCAGCTCCTGCATTTGCGGTATCTGACATAGGTGTCTTCCTTGTGCCGTCCGTCATAGACTTCTATGTTGTTTGAATTGCAATACGGACACTTCATTCTCTCAACCTCCTCCCGCAATACTGACAATATCTGCCACTATATGAAATCTCATCGCAATCCGGACAGTATGGCTTTGTAAACAGAATCCTTTTGCCGTCCTGATCCTCGCCGTCATCAACCTCAACTTCGGGAAGATGGACCGGAACGAACTGCTTCCGTATTGCCCGCCCAACATTCACACCGTTGCATTCCCATGTATCTAATTCATCCAGGAACGCTTCCCTGATCTCCGTCACGTTTGCCCCTCCTTCCTATCTCATTCCGCTGAACCGCTGAACAGACCGCTGCAAAAATGCTCGTCGCAAAGTCGTGATCTGTCTGGTTGAAGTTTTCTATCTGCCTCCGTGCATCTTCTGTCATGCGCTTGTACCATTCTTCCGATCCGTCCATGTTGATGTGTGTCTTGAAGAACTTCCAGGCAGCGGTGATGATGTCGTGATATTTTTTCAATTTGTCTTCGTTCATTTATTCCTCCTAAACATCGAACGGGATATCATCAAGATCCGCGTCCATAAAATCCTCTTCCACTTCCTGCTCCATCCACTCCGTAGTCCATTTGAACTTGATCACGTCCGTGCGGTCATTTAACATGCGCCTGCTCTCGATTTCGTAATAAAGCGGGATAAATTCATCTTGTATCCCTGCCTCTCTGTCCTTTGCAATCTCGATGATGTTCGTACCCTGCTTAAAATGAAGATTGATGTCATCCTCTTTGACCTTTTTGGGATCACAAAACTCATTGATATAACCTTTTCTGAAGTCGTGGTTATTCCGGTGCACGATGAAGGCAGAGTCTACAAGATTGCCAATGTTTCCCGTGCCCGATATGTCTGTCAGTCTCAAAAACGTGACCGTTTTCCGCGGATGAGCCACAAGCGCCACATGACAGTTATATTTTTTTGCTGTCTCTGCCAGGTTCAACATCAGGGTCGTTTGCGCTTTGTATTCGTTCGAGTCCAGATCCCCGACATTGATCGTCATGAGGTTATCAAGGACGACAAGATCGGGTTTTACTTTTAAGATCTGTGTTTCAACCTCGTTCATGAGCTTTTCATACTCTGATCCATAACTGTTGTTATAGATATAAAGCCTGTTTCCTATCCATCGGGCCACTTTGTTTTTGATATCATCCGGCACAAAGTAGTATGTGCTTCCGTCCTTTTCATATTCCCTGCCGTACTGTCTTCCAGCTGCCTGTTGAATTAACCATCGTGAGAACCGTTTGTCGGTAAGCTCTCCAGAGTAGAACAGGACATTATGGTCATCATTCACGGCATGGAGTGCAATCTGTGACAGTATGGTTGACTTTGCCGACCCACGCAGTCCGCTCCATACACTGACCGCACCCTTCATCAGTCCGTGGGTCTTCTTGTCGATGATGTCAATGTGAGTCTTAATGTATTCATTGTCCGGTGTAGGCTTCTGGATGATCTCCTCAACCGTTTCCCAGATCGGACCATTTTCGACATTGATCTCTTTCTTTTTCCTATCCCTGTTGTGGCGCTTCCATCCTTCCTCTATTGCCCTGTAAAAATCCTCGTTGCTTTTCTCATAAGCGTCCGGCTCAAATTTAACCCTGACATCCTGCCACCGTTTGCCCTCACAGGAATCGTGAAGGCATTTGAAACCGATCGCTCCGGACGGCTGCTTTAATATCATAGAATCCGGTGCTTTGTGATTAGGATCAAAGGGACATTCATCCAGAACATATTTTGTGTATCCAGTCCCTGCTTTGACCGTGTACCGGATCCCGTAATTGTTCATCCAGTCCTCAATGTCAAATTCTGCCGGAGAATAATTGTTATACTTTGCCGGTCTGATTTCTTCCTCTTCGATTTCTTCCGCCAGCTTCTCAAGATATATCTTTTGTGTCTGTCTCAGTTCTTTTACATCACCATCTATCCGCGCCAACCTGTGAGGCCGCTCCTCTGTGTTTGATCCTTTTTGTGCTACGGTTCCATACAATTTACAGATCCGGCTGGGATTATGGTTCGATGTATCTACCTTTACGATGTCATTGTTGAAAAGTGCAGCCAGAGAATGAAGGCACCTTTTGACCAGGTTGATATTTTCGTCATTGTTGGCAAGTCCAATTCTATAAAGCAGATGATATCCGTTCCCGCTGAATGCTTTGACCGGCTCTTCAAATCCCTGCCCCTTCAGATAGACATATACCTTTTGCGCCAATTCTTGAGCTGCCTCAAGCTCTTCTTTTGTGCTGGATATCCCCGTAGGCCTCTCAGGGTCAAAGTCTACAAACAGCCATTCAATGACTTCGATCTCTTTGTCTGCCGTGGTATTTTTTACCGCCAGAAACCTACCCGCCTGCTGACGGCTGTATAAAGAATCCATCGGTCTGTTGATTGTGATGTATGTATTTGTATTTCTCAGATCCACGGTCTTGAATGCTTCAATCAGAGTGTCCGCATCTCTGAAGTATCCGCTGATGGGTTTGCCATTGCCAACGATCCGAACCTCAAACAGTTCACCGTCTGGTTTAAGCTGCGCGATCGCCTTCCGTAATTCTGTTTCGTTTATCAGTCCATCATTCCTCATTTAATCCTCCACAAAAAAATCTGATCGCGCGGAGCGCTTATTAACATTTTTGAATTCATTCTTAATATCATTTTTAATATCATTCTTTACATTATTGTTAGTCTGCACTCTGCTCTGCGGTTCGCTCTGCAGTTTGGTATGCACCCGTTCTGCATTCTGCTCTGCAGTTGGCTCTGCAGTCTGCTCTGCACTTTTTGGGAAAAAGTCTTGATAAATCCCGTAGTTTACTATGGTTATGAGCACCCCCCTATTTGATACTTCAAGGTATATCATCCCCTCATTTTCGAGCATTTTTAGGTATGCCTTAACTTTGCGCTCTCCCCATCTCCACCGCTCCGCCAATTTACCCAGAGAAGTGATCCGCTGACCTCTTTTGATGACATATTTTGTCATTCCCCGGAACACAAATCCGTCTTTATGATTTGCTGTCATAATCAGATCGACCCAGGCGCTGCGCTTATCAAAAGGTTCGCTGTCGGTAAAAATCTCATTGTCGGCAAATTTCCTATATAGTTTGATATATCCTCTATTCATTCTCCGCCTCACTCAAAATCTTTATGATCTCCCTGCCTGCTTCCTTCCTGTCACAAAATCGGATATCAACCCCGTATTCATCGCGGATGGTGCAAAGGCTCTTGTATAGTGATTTGCCCTTGACTGCCCTTGAGTTGTATTTAAGCCTTGGATTTTCCCACCACCAAACATCTTCCAGGCATTCAAGCGGTTCTTCTATGAGTATGATCAGCCGTCCCTGTGACTTGATAAGCTCCTCGCGGAATCGCTCATGTTGTTGGCTGCATACATTGCCGGCAACCTCGACCAGGTTCTTCTTTGTGTCAATGCTCATGATGATGAGGTTCTGAAGGTCCTTTTTGTGAAGGTTATCAGCTCCACGTTCATCAATAATCTGCTGAATGTCGTTCGTGATCCTGATGTAATCCCCGAACGGGATGCGTAAGGGTACAAGCTCTGCCCCCTCACGCATCATCTGGGAATGTTTGCGCCTGTTTGAGGCTCCATGTTTGCCGATGAGCTGATTTTTATCGACCCCGATCTTAATCAAAAGGGATCTCCTCGTCTCCGCCTTCCGGTACATTCATAAAGCCATCATCAGGCTTGCTGGTTGTGGAAGCGGCAGAGGATGATTTTTCTAACTTATCAGCAGGGATGTCCTGATCAGTGACTTTGTTGTAATCACAAAACCATCTGATCTTGCGGCGCATTTTGGTCTCGCCGTTGTATGTCTCCTCGACATTTCCAAAAACGACCCCGATCTTCTTGTTTTTGAACTGTGCAGCGAAGTCATTTCCCCACTTGATGTCTGTTTCCTTGATCCCGTTCGAATCGGCATAAGCCTTCATGAATGACTTAAATCCTCTCGTACAAGCTCCGCCGTATTCCGTTGTGATGTAGTTGACCGCCTGGTTCGGATATTTTTTGTCAGGTCTGACATCCTTCTTGAACTGTTCCGTAAAATACCCTGCCTGTGAGTCCTTCTTGTCAAAGTCGATACTCACGACAACCATCGGATCACCGTTCTTCGTCTCCCTTTCAGTGACATTCTTAATGACGGCATAATGACCGCCCAATGAGACAGGGACAAAATCCCCTCCGGCCTGCGTGTTCTCGTAATTAGTTGGTTTTTTCATCTTTTTCCTCCTTGTTTATTGTTCCGCCTGCTCCATGCAGGGCATGATGGCACTTTTTGCAAAGTGTTATTCCGTTATCAAGGTCAAATTGCAGTTCTGGCATAAACCAAACGGGCATTTTATGATGTGCATCAAGTTTTGTTGTGTTAAGAACAGCCCCACACCGTTGACAGGTATATTGATCCCGTTCTTTTATCTTCTTTTTCCAGTCCGCTGTGTTGACCTTTGGTATAAACTGGATGAAGCTGTCACAACTCACACAATAAACAGCCATGTGTGGACCCTTGACCCTGTAATCCACAAAACGCGATCCGCACCGTGGACATTCACCCTCATAAGGTATATAACCATCAGGACACTGGATCATTTTTCTGCCCCCATCCATAAAAACTTCTTATGGTGTCATCAACGAGTTTCAAATTGTTGTCGATTTCTGTCTCTTCGAACATTTCCTCCGGTGTCTTCGTAATATCAAATCCATCCGTTTGTGTTCTGAAGAAGTGTTTGCCATTGTCTGACATGCAGCGAATGCAAATCGTGACCATTCCCTCAAGGCAGACCTTATTGTCAATAAGCTTTCCGATGGTTCTGATCTTTGTCTCTCCAATGTCGTTGGTGTCCTCATGCAGAATGATGTAAACAATGACATCATCCGGCACCTCCTTCTTGATCTTTTGGACAAGGAAGTACATGGTATCGGCAATATCGTCATACATGTCAAAGGAAGCATTGCCCTTTTTGTTCCTGTGGTTATCCATGAAGTGATGCGTCATGAGATACCCTGCATCGTCTATCACTGCCGTTTTGCATGGCATTTTTTGAAGTTGTGTTATAATAGTGTCCAGAGAATCCGTCCGGCAGATATATTTGAAGGTTTTCCTAAAAGGCAGCGCCTTTCCTTCTATATTGATAAGCAGGATCTCGTCCTCGCCAAAGAACTTGAGTGATCTGCTTTTGCCGGACCCG